GAGGGCGGTAGCATCTGTGCATATTGCAGGGCACAAGGTATGTCCGACCCCCACCACCACAATGTATGGGGGTCTATGATAACTTCGCTAAAGAAACTGGGCTGGATTGAAAAGATTGGTATGGTCCAACCCACTACAAAACACACGCACATAGACGCGGTGTGCCAGTGGGAAAGCAAGGTATTCAAAATGACTATAGCCCCGTGGTCTTTCAGCAAGATCAAAGCCTTCGAGCAATGCCCGAAGCAGTTTTACCATGAGAAGATACTGAAGGAATATCCAGTCCGAGAGTCCGAAGCCATGTTGTACGGGACACAGTTCCACGCGGCAGCAGAGGAATACATCCGGGGCTGCACACCGATGCCAGTTAGATTTGATTACGCAGTGGGTGCGCTAGACAGCTTGCGGGCCAAACAAGGTGAAAAGTTATGTGAGTACAAGTTAGGGCTCACGAAAGACTTGGAACCCTGTGGGTTTTACGACAAAGGTGTTTGGTTCCGGGGTATCGCAGACCTAATCATACTAGACGAAGATATGGCTTGGGTCGTAGACTATAAGACCGGGAAATCCGCTAGGTACGCCGATAAGGGCCAATTGGAGTTGATGGCCCTAGCTACATTCAAGCACTTCCCGGAAGTACAGAAGGTACGCGCTGGTCTACTGTTCGTCGTGTCTAAAGACCTTATAAAAGATACATATATGAAGTCCGAGGAGGGGGTACTCTGGCGCAAGTGGCTAACGAATTATGAGAAGATGGAAGCTGCTGCCGCTAACGATGTGTGGAACCCACGACCCAGCGGCTTATGTAAACGTCACTGCGCAGTAACGGAATGCGCCCACAATGGGAGGAACTGATGGCATATACCAAATCCGAACGACCCTACAAAAAAGAGTACGCGAAGCAAGTAGAGCGGGGTGAGCACGAAGATAGGATGGAGCGCCAGCGAGCCCGACGCGCGTTGGATAAGAAGAAGGTATCCCGCAAGGGTAAAGATGTAAGCCACAATAAGATGTTGAGTAAGGGGGGCACCAACAAGGACGGGTACCGTTTGGAGAGCCCCAGTAAGAACCGTAGCCGAAACGGGAAAAAACCAAAAACACAGGCATAAATAAGGCCGGAGGAGCCCAGTCTTGGAGATCATAAAGAACAAGGCGCTGCTGCTGAAGCTGCGCCACCCCCAACAAGTGACTACGGTCATACCAAAGAGTAAAGAAGTTAACGGTAAAGTGCTGGTTAGGTGGGGTGTTGATGAGACACACGTCTTGAGGAATCTAAATATCAACGCGCCGTCACCTATAAATGGACGTTACGACTGGCCGGGCCAGCATACCCCCTTCAAGCACCAGAAAAGCACGTCAGCGTTCCTGACTATGAATCGTAGGGCGTTCTGTTTTAACGAGCAGGGGACAGGCAAGACAGCTTCTGCTATTTGGGCTTCTGATTTCCTCATTAAGCAGGGGGCCATAAAGCGCGTGTTGGTTATCTGCCCCCTGTCGATAATGGACAGCGCGTGGCGTAGTGACTTGTTTAGCTTTGCTATGCATAGAAGCGTGGATATAGCCTATGGTGCCCCAGATAAACGCCGGAAGATAATAAACAGCGGCGCGGAGTACGTAATAATAAACTACGACGGGGTAGCCATCGTAGCAGACGCCATAATTAACGGGGGGTTTGACCTCATAATCGTGGATGAGGCTACTCATTATAAGAACGTCCAGACGACACGATGGAAAACCCTCAAGCAAATACTAGAGCCGCACATGTGGTTGTGGATGATGACGGGTACCCCGGCGGCACAGAGCCCGTTGGATGCGTATGGACTAGCGAAACTTATCAACCCCGGGGGGGTACCACGGTTCTTCGGGTCATTCCGGGATATGGTTATGTACAAGATATCCAACTTCAAGTGGGAACTCAAAGACAGCGCCACCAAAACAGTGTTCGCGGCGCTGCAACCCGCAATACGATACACCAAAGAAGACTGCATGGATCTCCCGGACATGGTGTACGTCAAGCGCGAGGTGGAATTAACGCGGCAGCAGCAGAAATACTACAAGGAACTAAAGAACCGGATGATAATGCAAGCGGCAGGGGAGGAAATTACCGCGGTGAACGCAGCGGTGAACATGAACAAGCTCCTGCAAATATCTTCTGGTGCGGTGTATACCGACAAAGGTGACACGCTTGAGTTCGATATAAAGCACAGATACAAGGTGCTACGCGAAGTTATCGATGAGTCCAGCCAGAAGGTGCTTGTGTTCGTGTCCTTCAAGCACACCATAAGTATCCTGTCGGGCAAGCTCAATTCCGATGGCATCAGCAACGCAGTTATCCAAGGAGATGTGTCTGTCGGTAAACGTACCGAGATATTCAAGATGTTCCAAGAACAGGACGACCCCCGGGTTCTGGTTATCCAGCCAGCGGCGGCGGCGCACGGCGTAACTCTCACCGCCGCGAACACGGTGGTCTGGTGGGGGCCGACAAACTCGCTGGAGATATACGCCCAAGCCAACGCCCGTGTGCATCGCGCAGGGCAGAGACATAAGTGTACGGTGGTGCAGTTACAGGGCTCCCCCGTAGAGAGACATGTTTACAGACTTTTAGACAGCAAGATAGACGTTCACGCACAAATCATAAATTTATACAGCAAACTACTTGACTAGCTAACCACTAACCACTATATTGTACTTCTAACAAGTATTTGGAGAGTGCAAATGGGGAACGAAGTAGGGGCTGGGTTAGAGAAGCTGACCAAGGTATACCTTAAAATAAAAGCCAAGCGTAGCGAATTGAGTGCGCAATTTAAGGAGGAGGATGCCGACCTGCAATCTCAGCAGGATATCATTAAGGGTGCCCTCCTTGACCACTGCAAGGAGCATGGAGTCGAGAGTGTTAGAACTTCGGAGGGTTTGTTCTACAGGACTGTCAAGACGCGGTATTGGACGAGCGACTGGGACTCTATGTACAAGTTTATCGATACGCATAACGTCCCGGAGTTTTTCGAGAAACGTCTTAACCAGACCAACGTGAAACAATTCCTAGAGGAGAACCCGGAAAGTGTCCCCCCGGGGCTAAACGTGGACTCGGAATACATAATAGCAGTTAGGAAGAAGTGATGAGTAAGACCTACGTAACAATCGAAGAACTAGCTAACCATCTATCTGTATCGGTATCCACCATCCGTGGGTGGGTTAGGAACAAGCATATCCCGGGGAGTACGTATATTCGCGTTGTGAACACGTACCGTTTCTGTCTTGGCGATGTGGTGGATGCTTTAACAGCGACTAGAGACAAGCCAGCGGCTGACCCTGTTGAGGTTGCTGTAGTCGATGAGCAAGACGAGGATCTATGAAACGTATAAGCATACGGGGCAAGAAGTTCAGTGAGTTATCAGACTCAGGTGAGGTACTAATCGACAGCGACGAATATGAGGTTGTCGTGATAAACGCAGCTACTATATCGCGGGCCTACTACGAAGGGGAATACGACCCAGACAAGCCCGCACCGCCAACCTGCTGGTCTGCGGATACCCAAGTACCTTCTGTTGATGTACCTGTAGGGCAGCGGCAATCGGCTAGGTGTATGGACTGCCGCAATAATATACGGGGGTCAGGCTACGGGAGCAGCCGGTTATGCAGGTTTTCCCAGCGAATAGCTGTAGTGCCGCGCGACAGACTTGATGATGTGTACCAGCTACACCTGCCCGCCACCTCTATATTTGGGCAGATAAGGGACGGCCACATGCCCCTGCGGGAGTATGCTAGTTTCTTGCACGGTCGGGGCACCGCAGCCGCTGTTGTTCTTACCAAGATATATTTCGACGCCGACAGCGATATACCAAAACTATTCTTCAAACCTAATCGTCCTCTGAGGGATGAAGAAATAAGCGTAGTTTCGGGCATGATTGCCCACCCTGATACCATACAGGCAATCACACTGGGCTACGCACCACTTGAGGGCAACACAGCGTCTCCGTTCGGGGTCACAGACGGATTTGAAATCAACAACTAGGAGAAGAACTATGGCTGATAAGCCCAAAGCGACACCATTTCGTATCGACAGTGTAGAGGCCCTATGGCCCCGCTTGAACACAACCTACAGGTTCGACAACAAAGAGAATCGGTCGATACCCTGTGACATATTTGATGATGGTGCCAAATACGAAATAAGTTTCCGTATGTCCAACGTACAGGCGAAGAAGCTGTTCTCTGAGATGAAAGCCGCCTACACCGGAAAAGCTGCGGACAATTGGCCTGAGAAGTTCGATAACCCGTTCACCAAAGGGGAGAACGACACCTATACTTTCAAAAGCACCTTGAAGGGGGCTTACGGTAAAGACGCTACGCGGAAGCCATCGCAGTACGACGCTGCCAATACCAAACTCGATGATGGCTTCCTGCTGACTACTGGCAGTACGGTCAACATCGCCGGGGTATTCGTGCCCTACCATGCCGTTGGGATAGGCACGGGCGTATCGCTGCGGCTCAACGCAGTGCAGGTTACCAAGTATACACCTGTGCAGGACCACTCTCCGTTTGAAGCCACCAACGGGTTTGAAGCAGAGGAGGGCAACCCGTTTACTTCCGCAGCGGAGCCAGAAGTTGATCTTGCAGAGGTCGGAGAAGTCGCGGAACCCAAGAAGGTACCCAAGAAAGCCCCCAAACCAGTGGTTGAAAGCCTCAATATGAACGCTATCGTGGACAATTGGGACGACGACTAGGTTCTCCAACATAACCCCGGCTGCGTGGTGCGTAGCCGGGGCATCCTCTCAGGTAAGAAACCATGGAAACAAAAGAGTTTTTACAGAGAGCGTTGGGAGACAGGGGCTTTTATTGTGTGTTTGCATCCCACGGGTCTGAAGACCGCAGGGTACAAAAGTTCTATGACTCCATAGACGCTGTTCTGACAACAGCCCACGAACTAGATCAGTCCGGGTTTGACGCCTACTTTGCGCTGGCTACGTTTGAAGAAGCCGGGTCACGCAAGGTAACTAACGTAAAACAACTTAGGTCATTCTTTCTGGATCTGGACTGCGGACCTAGCAAGGGCTACCGAAACCAGCCCGATGCCCTAGTAGCGTTGAAGGGTTTCTACAAGAAGCTGGACTTGCCGAGACCGCTGGTAGTTAACTCGGGACGTGGAGTCCATGCATACTGGTTCTTGTCAGCACCTGTTACTCTAGCAGAGTGGCTACCCGTAGCGGCGGGCCTCAAGCGGTTATGCGCGAAGCATAACTTGTTAGCAGACCCAGCGGTTACTTCCGATGCCGCACGGGTACTACGTGTGCCCGGCACCCATAACTACAAGACAGATCCCCCGGGAAAGGTGGATTATTTCGGTACGGGGGAGTCCACCCCCGTGAACTTCGATGTGTTCAAAGAATATTTGAGCGGTGAGGTGATACCAGTACCTACTAAACATATACCCGCTGGCAGCAACGCTGTTATGGATGCGTTGCTTGGCAACAGAAAGACCGTATTCAAAGACATAGTTCTCAGAACCCGCGAGGGGAGCGGGTGTGCGCAGCTACAGAATATAATAACCAATCAAGGGGAGATAAGTGAGCCCCTGTGGAGGGCCGGGCTGTCTATAGCCAAGTTCTGCGAAGACAGCGTAAAAGCGGCCAGTGTAATATCGAGGGGCCACCCGGAGTACAACGCAGCGGACACGCTGAAGAAGATGGAGCTTATAAAAGGTCCGTACCTGTGCAGCACATTCGACGAGTTCAGCCCGGGTATATGCAGCGAGTGCCCCAATTTCGGCAAGATAAAGTCCCCTATAAGTCTAGGGAGCCGGGTACGGGAAGCTACCGAAGAAGACAACATAGTAGAGGCCCCGGCTGCTGCCCTGCCAAATTCCCCGCTGAATACCTATATAATACCTGTGTACCCAAACCCGTACTTTAGAGGTGCTAACGGTGGGGTATACACCCGCGTAACACTGCCCGACGGTAGTGTGGGTGAAAAATCAGTGTACCATAATGATTTATACGTTACGCGTCGGCTATGGGATAGTGAGCTAGGTGAATCTTTAGTTATGAGATTACACCTACCCAAAGATGGCGTAAGGGAGTTCACCGTGCCCCTTGCGTCCGTAAATTCTCGTGATGAGTTCCGAAAACATATGTCTATGTACGGCGTGGCCGTCAGCAAAAAAGGTGGGATGGACGAAATTATGCGATATACAACTACATGGGTTAACGAACTACAGGATGAAAGTGTCGCAGACGAAGCACACAAACAATTTGGTTGGACCAACGACGACTGTGATTCTTTTGTATTGGGCAATCAGGAAATATTTAAGGACCGGGTTGAGTTCAACCCCCCGTCCAACCAGACTGCGGGGTTGTTCCCCTCGTTTGAGCCCAAAGGTACGCTGGAGAAGTGGAAGGAAACCATGAACTTCTACAACCATGATGGGTTTGAAGTACATCAATTTGTAGTAGGCTCGTCATTTGGTTCCGTCCTCATGCATTTGGCCCCTGTGAATTGTGCAGCGCTGCACCTGCACAGCAAGGAGTCCGGGGTAGGTAAAACGACTGCTATGGCCGCAGCCGTCTCGGTGTGGGGTAGGCCGGAAGACCTTATTATGGACGAGAAGGATACCCACAACTTGAAGATGCACAGGGGGGAAATATACCACAACTTACCTCTGTACCTAGATGAGTTAACCGAGGCTAAACCCGCCGAACTAAGTAATCTGGCGTACCAGTTAACGGGCGGTAGGCAGCGGGGGCGTATGGCAAGTGGTGGTAATGCCGAACGGTATAGGGGCGACGCGTGGAAGTTGCTCGCGGTGACCACAGGCAACACAAGTATCATTGAGCGTGTGAGCATGGCTAAAGCTATGCCGAAAGCAGAGGCGCAGCGCATACTGGAAGTGAAAGTGGAGCGGATATTCGACGAGTCAAAGGATAAAAAAATACAGGATGATTTCCTTGCTGCTGTAAACAATAACTACGGCCATGCGGGTAAGATATACACCCAGTATGTGATGAATAATCTGGACGTTGTTAAGAAGCTGGTCGAGGATACCCGTGTCAAGGTTGATGCGGTGGCGGGGCTAACTTCCGAGAACCGGTTCTGGTCCGCGTTTACTACCAACACTATAGCAGGACTTATACTGGCTAAACGCGCGGGGCTCGTAGAGTACGACACCGGTAAGATATTCAAGTGGGC